CAAACAGATACTTACTACGAGAAGATTAACACTCGTATGCGAGAAGTGTTTCCTGACCAGTTAGATGATGGGATAGAAGACGAGATAGAAGACGAGATAGAAGACGGAACCGAGGAGCCTAGGCAAAAGTCTAGTAATGTGGTTGCCCCCGCTACGCGGAGCACAGCACCTAAAAAGGTGCGATTAAGCCAAACACAGATATCCCTCGCTAAGAAGTTAGGAGTCCCACTAACTGAATACGCCAAACAGGTTGCTGAATTAAGGAGAAAGACATAATGGCTGAGAATAGATTAGATAGAGGGCTAGAAACCCGCGAAAAAACTACCCAGAAGAAAGCTTGGACTAGATCAGAATTACTGCCTAGCCCAACACCAGAAGATGGGTATACGTATCATTGGGTTCGTGTAAGTACACGAGGCACCGCTGATCCTACTAATGTCTCTTCCAAGTTACGAGAAGGCTGGGAGCCTGTAAAAGCATCTGACCACCCTGAGATTCATTTGGTGAGCATAGAAAACGACCGCTTTAAAGACAACATTGTCATGGGCGGATTGATGCTTTGTAAAGCACCAGTAGAGCTTGTCGCAGAACGCAATAGCTATTACAGCCAACAGGCCGATAGCCAGATTGAATCTGTAGACAATAACTTAATGCGCGAAAATGATCCGAGAATGCCCCTGTTTCACGATAGGAAATCTTCGGTAAGTTTTGGCAAAGGATAAATTTTAGGAGTCAATTATGGCTAGTTCAGCAACACCATACGGGCTTAAGCCTGTAAAACGTGCTGATGGCACCCCGTACGCCGGGGCGGTCACGCACTACAAAATAGACCCTGCTGGGGTCGCCAACAACATTTTCTACGGCTCGATTGTGCAGTTAACAGCCGCAGGTTATATTGAGTTAGCAGACGGTACTGGTAAGGACATTACAACTAATAACTTCGGAGGCTCCTCTATTGGGGCTGCTGGTGTGTTTGTTGGTTGTGAATATGTAGATGCTTCCGGGCAGACCCAGTATTCGCAGTATTACCCTACAGCGTCGTTAACTGCGGTTGCTTATGTTGTCGATGACCCCAATGTATTGTTCCAAGCACAACTTGATGCCGTAAGTGGTCAAGATGACGTTGGTACAGTTACTGGGTTCCCCGCAGCACAGAATGCCCTTACTTCAGGCGGCACCGCCACTGGTAACTCTACAATGGCACTTGATGCTACTGTTCAGACTACTGTAGGTGGTTTGCTTATCATGGGTTTTGTCTCTGCTACAGATGACACATACCCAGATGTTTTGGTTAAATTCACTACTGGCGGCCATCGTGTAACGATGAGTACCGGCGTATAGGAGTAATGACAGATGGCTATTTCACGCGCACAACTCCTCAAGGAATTACTACCGGGTCTAAACGCCCTGTTCGGCCTTGAGTACGCTAAATACGGCGAAGAGACTTCAGAGATTTTTGAAACAGAATCTTCTGATCGTTCTTTTGAAGAAGAAACCAAGTTATCAGGCTTTGGTGCCGCCCCCGTTAAAAACGAAGGCTCTGCTATTGCTTATGATAACGCTCAAGAAACATGGACTGCTCGTTATAACCACGAGACAATTTCTATGGGATTTTCACTGACCGAAGAGGCCATTGAAGACAACCTGTATGATTCCTTGTCTGCTCGTTATACGAAAGCCCTTGCTCGCGCTATGGCGTACACCAAGCAAGTTAAAGGTGCGTCTATCCTTAATAACGCGTTCGATAGTGCCTACACTTATGGAGACGGCGTTGTATTATGCAGCACTGCCCACCCATTAGTTTCTGGTGGCACTAACTCAAACCGCCCAACTACTGCGGCTGACCTTAACGAAACTTCTCTTGAAGCGGCTGTTATTGCAGTTTCTGGTTGGACTGATGAGCGTGGCCTTAAGATCGCTGCTAAACCTCGTAAGTTGGTTGTTCCTTCTGACTTGCAGTTTGTTGCAACTCGTTTGATGGACTCTGAACTACGCGTTAACACCGCTGATAACGATATCAACGCTTTGCGTAACAATGGGTCTGTCCCAGAAGGTTACGTTGTCAATCATTACCTGACAGACAACAACGCATGGTTCTTGATGACTGACGTTCCCAATGGTCTGAAACACTTTGTAAGGACTCCAATGTCTACCTCTATGGATGCTGACTTTGATACTGGCAATAGCCGATACAAAGCCCGCGAAAGATACTCCTTCGGTGTATCTGATCCACTAGGTATATATGGATCACCCGGCGCAAGCTAAGAAGACTGAGAAGGGGCGCTTGTCGCCCCTTTTTCTTTACTGTATTATTTAAAAATACCCTGACTGCGCTTCCACTGGGGAAGGCGGCAGACGTAAGCCAACGACAGGAGATTTCCAATGGCTACTCACCACAATACACCCGTGTTGTACAACGGCTATGGCGCAGGATATAAAGCACTGCGCAACATGCCTATCTCAATAAACCCTGATTTCTTTGAAATATCTGACGATTTTGTCGGCATTGTGTTAAATGCGACCAATACTTGGACAGTCGTAAAAGATTCTGGCGCCAGCGTAGCAATCATTGCAGATACTACAGGTGGGGAAGTAACACTTCTATCCGCCGCAACTACTGATAATGACGGCGCGTCTATCCAAGGTAACGAAATATTTACTGTAGCAGCGGACAAAGATATCTTTTTTGAAACCCGTATCAAATGTAGTGACGCTGACCAAACCGATATTTGTGTTGGGTTAACCGTTAACTTTGCGACTAACCCCGAAGCTATGCTAACGGCGGCTGACCGTATCGTATTCCAAGTAGATGATGGCGATGCGTCAATTCTCTGCAAAACAGAGAAAAGTGGTACTGAAACCTCTACCGATTCAGGTATTGATATGGTAGATGCCACTTATATTGTTCTTGGTTTCTCTGTGAATAGTGCTAACTCGGTTCAGTTTTTTATTAATGGCGCCCTTGTTGCTACTCACACCACAAACATAGTCGATGATGAGAATCTAACTGTTGCGGCAATGAGCCTATCTGGAAACGCTACAGGTACACGCGCTACTGATTTGGACTACATCATAGCGGCCCAAACTAGATAATAGGTGACCGACATGGCTAAGCCAAAAATTGTAGTTAAAAAAGCTAAAGTTGTAGCTAAGACCCCGAAAACCAAAGTAGCCCTGCCCGCCGCAGGTACTGCCGCCCACAAAGCGTTGGTTTTGCAGGGCGTAATCAAGGAGTAAATTATGTCTTCTGACATTCAATCGACGTTTGTAGACCCTGCGGCTGCCGACCCAAATGGTTTATCAACAACAGCCGCCGTGGGTGATAATGCGGCGGTTATCCTTAATGGCGCTTTAACCTCTGGTGGAGTGGGTACGTTTGACGTACCCCGTAATGTCACAATCCTTAGTTCTGGGAATGATTCAGGCATTTCGTTTTTAGTAGTTGGAACAGACGAAACAGAAACCGCCGTTTCGGAATCCGTTACAGGAGCAAATGCAGATACTGCCGTAACCTCGGCGTATTTTTCAACTATAACCGCAATTACTGCGGTAGGTGACCCTGCCGCTAACGTGACTGCCGGATCGGGAACAGCTATTGCCGCTCCTATGTTTAGAGGGCGCATGAGGTTAAGGGGGTTGTATGCAGTAAATACAGCTACCGCAGGGACTATTTCTTTCCGTGAAACAAGCGCTACTGGTGGGATTCGTATGCAGTTTAATACGGTGGCGGCGGCTAATACCACTGAATACCCCGATGTACCAGATGATGGCATATTGTTTGCTGGCGGCGGGTATGTGCTGTATACACTAGCCGCGATGTCGTCTCTAACAGTGTTTTACTGTTAATGCCAGCTAAGTCTGAAAAACAGCGTAAGTTTATGGCGGCAGTAGCCAATAACCCCAAATTCGCTAAAGAAGTAGGGGTTCCAAAAGCCGTAGGGGAAGAATTTATGCAAACTAAAAAGTATAGGGGTGGTGGGAACATCAAAAAAGGTTACCACAGGATGCCTGATGGAACCATGATGAAAGGTGCTACGCACAAAAGCTACGGGCATGGTGGAAGTGTTATGTGTCGCGGCAACGGCTTGGCTAGAAGTAAACTCACACAACTAACTTAGAGGGTAAGGACATGGCAAGGCAGAGATTAACTGAAGCGCAACGCAAAGTTAGAGCAGATAGAGCGGCAAAGAAAGCGGCAGATAGAGCGGCAAAGAAAGCGGCAGATAAAAAAGAAGGCGGCGGTTTTCTTGACCGGCTATTTAGGACAGGTAAATCTAGCCCTAAAGTTAACACTGGGCCTTCTCAGTTAGGCGGCTCCGCCGGACAGGCGGTAAATAGGCGTAATGCACGTTCAAACGCAACCCCAGAAAGCCCATCTTCTAACAGACCTGTGGCTATAGCACGTACTAAAGGGGGTGACTTCCCGCAGTATGTGAAGAACTCCGCAAAAGCCAAAACTTATAGAGAAGCATTTGCGGCTGCTAGAAAAGCTGGAAAAGATACCTTTAGTTGGGATGGTAGGAAGTACACTACCGAAGTAGCTAAAAAAGCTGGTGGTAAGGTCAAGAAAATGAATTCTGGTGGTAAGGGCAAGAAAATGAATTCTGGTGGTGCTGTCAAGAAAATGAATGTTGGTGGTCGAGTCCGTGGGGCAGGTATTGCACAACGTGGCGTACGTCCTGCGAAAATGAGATAGATATGGCAACATCGGGTACTACAGCGTTTAACCCTGACTTCACTGAGATCGCAGAGGAAGCGTTTGAACGTGCGGGACGGGAAATGCGTTCGGGGTATGATCTTCGTACTGCCAGACGCTCCATGAATCTGCTTACTATTGAGTGGCAGAACCGTGGTATAAACATGTGGACTATCGACGAAGGCGTCGTAAATATGGTGGAAGGCACAGGCACGTACGCTCTACCCGCCGATACTATAGATATTATGGAGCAGTTAATTCGTACGGGTTCAGGCAGTTCAAGTACTCAACAAGACCTTAGTATATCCAGAATCAGTGTCTCTACCTACTCGTCTATCCCTAATAAGCTCTCACAAGGGCGCCCTATACAAGTTTGGGTAGATCGGGGCAGGGATAACCCCAGTATAAACGTGTGGCCTGTACCCGACCAAGGGACTGCTTTAGCGCCGCATTACATATTCAAATACTGGCGTTTACGTAGAATTGAAGACGCAGGTGATGGAGGCGATATCGCAGATATGAATTTTCGTTTTCTCCCTACTTTAATGGCAGGTTTGGCTTATTATATAGCTATGAAAGACCCTGAGTTAGTGTCTCGTGTGCCTATGCTACAAGCAGAATACGAGAACCAATTTGAGTTTGCCGCTGGAGAAGATAGGGAGAAGGCTTCTGTGCTACTTGTCCCGCGTATGTATAGGCCGCATTAATGAGTAACTTTTCGGCTAGTACCAAAACCATTGCTATATGTGATGTGTGCGGGTTCCAGTACAAGCTACGAGAATTAAGGAAGTTAGTGGTAAACAATGTTGTTGTAGGCATAAAAGCGTGCCCTGAATGTTGGAACCCAGACCAACCCCAGTATCGGGTAGGCGAAATTGTTATACAGGATTCAGAAGCTGTACGTGATCCAAGACCCGATAGTGCGGAATTGGTGGCAAGCAGAAACATCCAATGGGGATGGAACCCTGTAGGAATGGGGTTTAATGATGGGCTTACTCCTGATGATCTAGTAGCAACAGGGGAAGTTGGAACAGTAACAGTAACAACAGTTTAGGAGCTACGTTATGAAAGGCAAAATGGGTAAAGTAAAGAAAGTAGGCGGGATAAAACTGTATGCGTGTGGTACGGACGTTAATAAAAATATAGATGTGAAAACATCTGGCGTTAAGACCCGTGGTAACGGCGCGGCGACTAAAGGAACTATGGCTCGCGGGCCTTTGGCGTAAGAGGTAATTCTGGTGAACTATACCGAGTTAAAGGCGAATATACAGGACATCTGCGAGAATAGTTTTACAGATGACCAGCTTGCTATGTTTACAGAACAAGCCGAGCAGAAGATATATAACACTGTTCAAATACCTGATTTACGCAATAACCAGAGCGGGACTGTTACTTCAGGGAATAAATATCTAACTTTCCCTAATGACCTGCTCTATGTGTATTCCTTGGCTGTTGTTGATGGGAGTGGTAACTACACTTACTTGCTAGACAAAGATACTAACTTTATACGCGAAGCTTACCCAAACGCCTCAACTACTGGGTTCCCTAAACATTATGGGTTTTTTGATACTAACTCATTTATTCTTGGCCCCACCCCAGACAGTAATTATTCGGTAGAACTCCACTACGGGTACTACCCTGAGTCTATCGTTACGGCTGGAACTACGTGGCTTGGGGATGAATTCGACTCTGCGTTGCTTAATGGTGCGTTAGTAGAAGCAATACGCTTCTTAAAGGGTGAGCCGGATATGGTGGCGCTGTATGATAATATGTACGCACAGTCTATGGCCCTACTGAAAAATCTTGGTGATGGTAAAATGCGCCAAGATACCTATCGTTCTGGGCAAGTTAGGAAGAAGGTAGCGTAATGTTAGGTGTAGAAGCACAAGGTATCCCAAGTTTTGACGTAAAAGTAATTACTACGGACTACCGGGGGCCTACGCCCGAAGAGTTGGCTGAAAGAGCGCTGGATAAATTACTCTCGGTAAGCGACACCGCCGACCCAATGGTAAAAGCACAGGCTATGGTGTACAAAGAACAGATAAGAGCGTTGCTAGAATTCTATATGAAGGAAGCAATTACCTCTTACAAAGTAACGCTTTGTGCGGATTTAACAAAACAGGGCCATGCTGATATGGCTCAAATTATCAGTAAGATATGAGGTATAGGGCATGGCAATTTCAAACGCAATGTGTACGAGCTTTAAGGTTGAACTCCTAAACGGAATTCATGCTTTTGGCACTACAGTGGCTAGGGGCGGCACAACCGCCGACAGTTTTAAAATGGCGTTGTACACAAGTTCTGCCACATTAAACGCGGCTACAACCGCCTATGGCACGGGCAACGAGGTGTCGGATTCTGGAACTAACTACACCGCAGGGGGCAACGCATTAACGAATGTAGCTCCTTCTGCTGTAAGTACCACTGCAATCACAGATTTCTCTGACCTAGCATGGGCCAGCGCTTCGTTCACGGCGCGTGGTGGATTAATCTATAACGACACGCAAGCAGACAAAGCTGTAATATCCTTAGATTTTGGCGCAGATAAGACAGCCACGAGTGGCACGTTTACTGTTGTTTTCCCAGCGGCAGACGCAAGTAACGCGATCATTAGGATTGCCTAGAAATGGCTGATGTAACTGTTCCATTAGGCGGTTGGGGCCGAGCAGGTTGGGGCGAGCAAACCTTTGGGGAAGGGAGTATATCTCTTTCCGCTACTTCTGCCGTAGGTAGTGTAACGGTATCCGCAAATGCAGATGCGGCGGTCACAGGGCAAGTAGGTACTTCGGCAGTAGGAACAGCTACCGTAACTGCAACAGCTACCGTATCCGTCACAGGCGTGGTAGGAACAACCGGATTAGGATCGACTACTGTAACAGCAGATGCAAATACGTCGGTTACAGGGCTTGCAGGTACTTCGGCAGTAGGGACAGTCGCGGTAGACCCAAGCCAAGAAGTGTATGTAACGGGCGTTAGCGCAACAGGCGAAGCGGGCAATGTTTTGATTTGGGAACAAATAACCCCCTCCCAAAATGCGAACTGGGTAGCAGTAACCCCCTCCCAGAATGCAAGCTGGATAAATATAGCGGCGTAACAATGAAACAGACAAGACAAGCAGTAGACCTTGACGGTGTTATAAACCCTAAACATGAAATTGAAATTTTATGTGCGAGTTGCGGGTTTGACCTTGATGAGGCGGAGTTAGCGGCAGATACTTGTTCCGATTGTGGGGAAGTACTTAGCTTAAAACAAAATATGAAGATTTATGCCACCAGTGTGCCTGAAGCAGTCGGTGCTACGTAGCGTGATTTGGAGAAGATAAATGGCAACTTATGTTAATGATTTAAGATTAAAAGAAATCGCTACCGGCGACGAGGACGGTACTTGGGGTACTAGCACCAATACTAACCTTGAGCTTATCGGTGAAGCGCTAGGCTACGGCACTCAACAGAGTTTTGGCTCTAACGCTAACGCAACAACTACTATTGCAGATGGTGCGGCTGACCCTGCCAGAGCAATGTATTTTAAGGTTACTTCGGTAACTTTAGACGCTACCCGTGAGTTAACAATTGCCCCCAATACTCTTTCCCGTGTGATGTTTATTGAGAATGCCACCACGGGCGGCCAGATTATAACTATTAAACAAGGCTCTGGCGCTACCGTAAATATCGCAAACGGTGCAACAAAAATTGTTTATCTTGACGGCGCAGGTACAGGCGCCGCTGTTGTAGACGCACTTGCAAACTACACTCCCGTTGCTTCAGAAACTTGGGCGACTACTCTAGCCGCAGGAAATGCTTCGGCAGGAACAGACGTTGTTATCACCGCAGGGGACGCCTTCACCGTTAACACTATTACAGAAACAACATCAGCTTCTGGAGTCACAATTGACTCGGTATTACTCAAAGACAACACCGTTAAGGCAGGAACAGCCACGTTAGCGGCGGGCAGCTTAACAGATTCTTCTGGTGCGATTGGTTTTGGTAACGAGAATTTAGTTACGACAGGTACTTTTGGTGCGGGCGCTATAACCGGCACAAGTTTTATCATCGGAAGCGCCGACATAGGTGAAACAGAGTTAGAGATATTAGACGGCGCGACAATAACCACCACAGAACTCAACTACCTCGATCTAGTTACTCTAGGCACAAGTGCCGCCTCTAAGGTTGTCACAGCAGACGCCAACAATGTAGTAACCTTTACTTCAGGAATCTATGAAGAGTTCTTAGCGGTCACTAGCTCAAGCAACGCTACGACAGTGAACCTGCGTTTAGGCACACATTTCCTGCATGACCTTACTGAAGCTACTACCTTCACATTCAGCAATCCAGCGGCAAGTGGGCTAACAAGTACCTTTACACTAAAGATTATCCAAGACTCTACAGCCAGAGCTATTACTTGGCCCGCGGCTGTTGATTGGCCCGCCGCTACTGCCCCTACATTAACCGCCACTAATAACGGTGTTGATTACTTTGTATTTACTACGAACGATGGCGGCACTACTTGGTATGGATTCACTGCTGGACAGGCTATGGGCTAACTGATGGATGCTAAACTATTAATGATGTCCGGTGCTGCTCCATTTGAGATGTATCCGTATGACGCAGTTAACTCAGCACGTTTTGACGGGACAACATCTGACTATCTGAATTTCACACCCGGTGCGGGAAACAGAAAGCTGTGGACTTTTAGCACTTGGTTAAAACGATGTGCCAGCACTCAACAGGACATACTTATAGCGGGTGCCGACTCTAACAACAAAACGCAAATAACTGTTGAATCGAGCAATAAAATAAACTTTGAACTTGTTACTGGGGGTGGTATTGTTGGGGTACGCGTCACTACTGCTGTCTTGCGTGACCCTAGTTCTTGGTATCATATCGTTATTGTTTGTGACTCAGCTTCGGGAACGCCAGAAGATAGGCAACAGATATGGCTAAACGGTGTACGAATAACTTCTTTTAGCACTAACACAACAACAACCCTTAACACTGATACCTTTTTCAGCAACTCGCAAGCTATGTATCTCGGTAGAAGGTCTTACAGTACTGCGGCTAATCTAAACGGCTATCTCTCGCAAACTTGCTTTATTGACGGCGCTGCATTGACTGCTTCTAGTTTTGGCGAAGACAAGAACGGTGTCTGGGTTCCTAAAGACCCTACAGGGTTAACTTTTGGAGATGAAGGATGGCTTCTCGCCTATGCTACCTCTTCAGCCTTGGGCGATGACACTAGCGGAAACGGCAATGACTGGACTGTGAATGGACTTGCCGCCGCCGACCAGATGACTGATACGCCATCGGGAAGCAACTTTTGTACTTGGACTCCACTAAAATTCCGCGACCCTGCAAAACTAGCTGTTTTGTCAGATGGCAACCTTGCGGCTCTTTTTGATAACGGTACTTATCTTGAATACTCATGGGGAACAATGGCGTTACCCGCAGAAGGTAAGTGGTATTGGGAGTATAAATGCACAGCAGTGGGTGGCGAAAGTAGCTATGGAATCTCTGGTATAAATGTGCCGGAAGGCAACCCAGATGTGGCACGAACTTATAGAGAAAATGGAAAAAAATACTTAAACATGGGTTCTGCGACTACCTATGGCGATACTTTCACAACTAACGATGTGATTGGCGTGGCTGTTGACATGGATGGGGGTAATCTTTATTTCTACAAGAATAATACTATTCAGGCTTCAGGCACTGCCGCCTACACAGATTTACTTACTGCACTCCCTGACGGTGGATGGACGCCTTTAGGTGCGGGATACAACAACGCCTCCGTACTTGCAAACTTTGGTCAGACAGCCTTTGCTTACACGCCACCAACAGGCTATGTAGCCCTGAACACAGCCAACCTACCAGAACCAACCATAGGCCCGAACAGCACAACACTAACTTCAGAAGTATTCGACTCAATACTCTACACGGGTAATGGCACAGCGATAGGTTCTGGGGGTAAAACAATCTCTAGTCTGGCCTTTCAGCCTGATTTTACTTGGATTAAGAACAGGGATGCGGCAGATAGCCACATGCTTTTTGACGCATCTCGTGGTGTGACTAATCATATAAGTTCTGACAGCACAGCAGTACAAGTAACGACAGCAGAAAGTCTAACTAGCTTCACTGCCACAGGATTTACTCTTGGAAACAATGTGGCTGTAAACACAAATACAGAGGACTATGTTGCTTGGAACTGGAAAGCTAATGGTGCTGGTGCGGCCAATGAAGATGGCTCTATTAACACAACTAAGACATCTGCCAATACAGATGCTGGCATTAGTGTTATTACGTACACAGGAAACGCCTCTTACGGGCAGACAGTCGGGCATGGTTTAGGTGTCGCTCCTCAAGTTGTAATCTGTAAAAATTTATCTAATACCCGAAACTGGCGTGTATACTTTGAAACACTTGGTGCAACAAAATACATTAATCTTGATGACTCTGCTGTTGCTGGAACTTATGGTTCTTGGAACGATACCGCACCAACATCTAGTGTATTTTCAACAACTGATGCTTCAGCAGCGGATAGAGCCACAAACTACAACGGGGACACCTTTGTAGCCTACTGCTTTGCCGAAGTAGAAGGCTTCAGTTCCTTCAGTAGCTACACCGGAAACGGCAACGCAGATGGGCCGTTTATCTACACAGGTTTCAGACCTGCTTATGTGATGATTAAGTCAGTTTCAACAGTACATTCTTGGTGGATTACAGATACAGTACGAAACACATCAAATGTTATAGGTGATTATCTATATGCTAATTTAGCTGATGCTGAGTATAACGCAGTACAAATGGATGCTTTATCTAATGGATTTAAACTTAGAACAACAGGTACAACAACAAATAGTTCAGGTAATGAGTTTATCTACATGGCATTTGCAGAAAACCCCTTCAAATACAGCAACGCGAGATAAGGAACACTAATGAACTACTACAATACAGATACAACATCCATCGTTAGTGACCGCCAAGTCAGAAAGGCTAACCCTAACACCTCTTTTCCGTCTACTTTTAGCTCCGCTGTCTTAACTGATTTCGGCTTATTGGTGCTGGACTATGATGCTAAACCATCAATCAACGACAGCCAGAAAGTAATCGAAGGTGCCATCGAAGTGCGCGATGGAGTTGCTTATCAGACCTACGCAGCAGCAGCTAAGTCAGACGAAAAAATAGCCGCTGAACTAGCTGGCAAGAAAGCCAATGTACGCACAAAACGAGATGCTCAACTCTCCGCAACAGACTGGGCTATCCTGCCTGACACGGCACTGTCAGACGCTAACAAGACTATTTACACAAACTATCGTACTGCTCTGAGAGATGTGCCTGCACAGTCTGGTTTTCCAGATAACGCCTTACCTGAAGGGCCACACCAACAGCCGTATGCTTCTTGGACTTATGACGCGACTAACTTTGTCTGGGAAGCACCTATAGCTAAACCAGATGGCGCAACGTCTTGGGATGAGGATGCGTATCAAGCAGACAATACCGCTGGCTGGGTTGTAGTTTCGTAGCATGTTAGGCATCGTAAATGATCGAAATTCTTACAGCCGTTTCGCTCGCAGGGAAAGCCTTCAATGCGCTGAAGAGAGGTGTGCAAGCGCATAAAGACCTGTCAGAAATGACGGGGTATTTTAGTGCATTTTACGACAACAAGGACAAAATTACAGAAGCCTCGATTGAACTAGAGAATACCTGTCTCTTATACACATCTC